CATATAAAAAGATTTGCTTTAAGTTTTGATTATACAAAAAAATTTATGGAGGAAAAAAATGGCATTTGAACCAAACAAAATAGCATATGGCGGAACAGAGTACATGGTAAGACTTGTTGAAAAAAATATAGTTCCATATATGCCAAAATTAGAAAAATACGAAACTTTTTGTATGCCAGGTTTAACTCCAAACGTTATTGATTTAATAGATAAAGATCTAGTTGTTTGGAACCATAACCTATTAACACAATTTGGAAATCATACAGCCTATATGTTTTCAAAACCATCTATTCAAGATTCTGTGAGATACTGGATTGTTCCTTCTAATTTTAGCAAACAGCATCATATAGAAAATTTTAATATAGAAGAAAATAAAATATTTGTAATAAATAATGCAATTACTCCGTTAAATCCAAATTTAAAAAAATATAACAAATGTAAAAAACCAAAAATAATATATACTTCTAATCCAGGAAGAGGTCTTGAACTACTTTTACACGCTATAAAAAAAATTGATCTTGATTTTGAATTAAATATTTATGGGGACTGGAAACCAGAGATTCAAGATTTTTCTAAAAATGAAAACCCACTAAAATGGGTACAAGAAGTTTTAGAGGATCCAAGAATAAATGTTTATGGTCACACAGCAAAAAATACACTAAGAAGAAGAATTTCTGAAAGCCACATTTTTGCATATCCAAGCACCTATTTAGAAACATCGTGTATAAGTCTTATTGAAGCAATGAGCGCTGGTCTTGTATGTGTTGTTCCAAACGCTGGGGCTTTAGGTGAAACAAGCGGTGGAACTTTTCCAATTTTTAATTGGGCAGGAGAATTAAAAGAGTTAGTTGATAGAGGTTTTGGAGAAAACCTTACAGACTTTAGCATAAGGTTTAAAGATGACTTTAATGTAAATGTTGATGCTTATGCAGAACAACTAACAAGTGCAATTGAAAAAGTTAATAAAAACAATACAGACATAGAAAGTCAGGTAGAATATGCCAATAACACATATTCCTGGGAAACTGTAAAGAAGTCCTGGCTAGAATGGCATGACAATATTAATTAATATAAATAAAAAAATAACCCTACCCAGTCAAAAAACCAGGTAGGGTATTTTTTATCCCTTAAATCAAATGATTAGGAAATTTCTTTAACCATTTATTCGTGGCACCATTTTTCATAGATGACCATGAACTCCAGTCCTTACCGCCTTTTGTCATATGAAACACGATTTGGGCATTTTTGACTGGGCTAAAGAGTTCAGCATTTAAATCAAGATTGAATTTGTCTTTTCTATCTGGACCTAAATTACCGATCATGTTGATCTGGAAGATTCCATATGAGGAGTCTCCTGTCTCAGCATTACCATTGAATGCAAATGGGCGACCATTAGATTCTGCCTTGGCAACAGCCCAAGCAGTCTTAAGACCTACCCCTTTAAACCCAACAGCCTTCAGTAATTCAACCAACTGGATGTCAGTCAAACTTGTAGCATCCGCATACTTTGCAAGTACTACATCAGTAGTAGGCTTAGAAAGCAAAAAAGCCGCTTTGTCGGCGGCAGGTGCAATCTGAGCGGTATTACTTAGTAAATTGTTCTTGGTAGCATAAGCAGTACTAAAACCATTATTTAATAATGTTAAAGTAAGCAATGTTACAAGAACCCCCGATAGTATTTTGTTGTCTCTCAAGTTTTTCCTCCTAGACTACAAATGCTACTTTGCAGTAGCATACTCTAATTATAGCATCTTTTGGCCTTTTGAGTCAAATATCAGCATAAATTCTTAAAATTATTTCTATTGCAAGTGGTATAATAATAAGACTATGGCTGAAACTCCTGTCTATGACATTCCTTATCCCACGAACTCTTCTCCAGTAGATGTTGCTGGTGATTTACAGGCAATTGCTGAGCGTATTGAAGTAATTCTTCCTACAATTGGATTACCTTATCATACATTAGAAGTTGTAAATAATAGTGGTGTTTCTATTGCTAAGGGTGATCCTGTATACATATCAGGTTTTGGTACCAGCAAACCAAGAATAACAAAATCACAAGCAAGCACTATTGCAACATTTCCAGTAATTGGATTAGCACAATCTGCAATTGGTAATGGTAGTGATGGAGTTGTTGTTATATCAGGTGTATTTACTGACATTAATACTTCTTCGTATGCCGCTGGAGATAGGCTATATGTTGGATCAAGCGGTGGTCTTACAGCAACTCAGCCAATTACTGCTACAACAAATTCTGGAGTAGTTGGAATTGTTGCAAAATCAAATAGCACTACTGGTGTTATTCTTGTAGGATCTTTTAAAGGCAATGGTACGTGGGGATCAATGAAAGCAGGATTAGCATAATGGCACAATATAGAAATCAAACACCTTATCAAATTGGTTCAGAACCACCACAATCTATCTGGACAATTGTTAGAGGAGACACAGCATCTTTTAAGATGTATGTACAAGATGACACTGGTGAGCCACTAGTAATTGAAGACTGGACAATTACAATGGACTTTGCTAGATCAACTACATCTGCTGTTATTTTAACAGTAACTCCAGATGCAGACGAAGACGACGGTCCAGGAGAGTTTACAGTATATCTTGCAAGTGATGAAACAGAACTTTTAGAAACAGATGACGAGTTTGATATTCAGATGGCTAACAGCGGCAATGCAGTTGTTTGGACAGTCTTGCAAGGCAAAGTTTTGATGGTAGAGGATATAACAGGTTAATGGCAAAAGCCACCGTTCTTAATGTTGAGAGCAAAAGGGTGGTTAAGGTTAATCCTACCTGCAAAAATAGAAAGTCTATTGTCCTTTATGAACTACCATTTAAAATAAGAATAACTAATATCAAGGTTCCAGGATACAGTCCTAGCAATGTACCCCCGATTGGCATTGCCATCATCGGATTAAATAACTATATTTTATGATATAATCAATGATATGGCCGTCCTACCAATAAATCAATTAAAAGCAAAGTTTCAAACGGGTGATAGACCTAACGGAGAAGACTTTACTGACCTAATTGATACTACCGCATACAGAGCAGACTCTTTAGGTGGAGATGGAAACAACTCGGTCACAATCAACGGTATTGAATCAGCAACAGTATTTGACACAATAGACACATCCACCTGGAGAACAATTAAGTACATGGTTCAAATGTCCCATGCTGAATCATCTTCATATAGAAGCGCAGAAATAAACATAGTTTTTGATGGTACCAATCAAAATATTACAGAATTTGCCTCTGTTGCTAATACCAATAGCAATGTAGGAAATATCACTGCTAATTTAAATTCTGGTACAATTAGCATGACAGTTACACCAGCACTAAGCCCGATGACCATACGGTTCTACCGTACAGGTTTGAAGGCCTGACCTAAAGGAGAAACAAATGGCTACAGTCGATAAAGCCTTTCGTATTAAAAATGGCCTGGTAGTTGAAGGCGCATCGGCTACTGTAAATGGATCAACAGTCCTGACAGAAGCCTCTACAGAATTTCTACAAGATACCACAGCAGCCATGTTTGATGGCTCTCAAAGCGGTATCTCATTTTCATATAATGATACATCAGGAAAGATTACTGCAACAGTATCTACAGACCCTGTATTTGCAGATAAGATTACTTTTGAAGGTACAACACCAGATGATTATGAACTTATTCTTCAGGTAACAAACCCAACACAAGATGTAACAGTAACCCTACCAAATGCTACAGATACTTTGGTTGGTAGAGCAACAACAGATACTCTTACAAATAAAACTTTAACAACTCCAATAATTTCATCAATTTCAAATACTGGAACTTTAACATTGCCTACAAGTACAGATACTCTTGTTGGTCGGGCTACAACAGACACTCTTACAAACAAGTCTGTTTCTCTTGCTACAAACACACTAACTGGTACACTTGCAGAATTTAATACTGCACTTGCAGATGCTGATTTTGCAACTATTGCTGGAACAGAAACTCTTACAAATAAAACACTAACAAGCCCAATTGTTTCAGGACTTGCTATTTCAGATTCAAGTATTGTTTTTGAGGGATCAAGCGCAGACAACAATGAAACTACACTTACAGTAACAAACCCAACTGCAGATCGTACAATTACTTTCCCAGATGTAACTGGTACAGTTGTAACAACAGGTGATACTGGTTCTGTTACAAATGCAATGCTTGCAGGATCAATTGCAAATGAAAAACTTACAAACTCTTCTATCACAATTAACGGAAGCGCAATTTCTCTTGGTGGATCAGTAAACATTACTTCTGGAGTATCAAGTGTTTCTGGAACTACCAGCCAAATTGCAGTAAGTGCAACAACTGGAGATATCACACTATCACTTCCAAATGCAGTAGTGTTCCCAGGATCAGTTACTCTTAATGCCGCTCCAACAGAAGATCTTCAAGCAGCAACAAAGGGATACGTAGACTCTGTTGCACAGGGACTAGATATTAAGGCCTCTGTAAAGGCTGCTACAACCGAAAACGGAGCACTTGCTACTGCATTTGACGACGGAAGCGTAATTGACGGTGTAACACTTGCAACAGGAGATAGAATTCTTATTAAGAACCAAACAGATGCAACAGCAAACGGTATTTACGTAGTTGCAGCATCTGGAGCACCTACTCGTTCAACAGACATGAATGCAGCCGCAGAATTTCCAGGAGCATTTACATTTGTTGAGCAAGGAACTACAAATGCAGATACTGGATACGTATGTACTAACAACTCAGTAGTTGTTGGAACAACTGAAATTACTTTTGCACAGTTCTCTGGTGCAGGATCATATGTTGCAGGTAACGGATTAACACTAACTGGTAACTCATTTAGCATTAATACAACAATTACTGCAGACCTATCAACAGCACAGACATTTACAAACAAAACATTAACAAGCCCAACAATTACAACACCAACCGTAACTGGACTTACATTAAATGACTCAAGTATTGTGTTTGAGGGTTCATCAGCAGATGATCACGAAACAACCCTTACAGTTGCAAACCCAACTGAAGATCGAACACTTACACTTCCAAATGCTACAGGAACTATTGCTCTTACATCAGACATCACATCTGCAATTGACACATTTGGTGGTGCTGTAACTGGCGGCACAGGAATTAGCGCATCATATGCATCAACATCAGATATTCTTACAATTACTAACGTTGGTGTAACAAGCCTTGCTGGAACAGCAGACCAGATCACAGCATCTGCATCTACTGGATCAGTAACACTATCTCTACCACAGTCAATCGCAACAACATCTAGTCCAACATTTGCAGCACTGTCTATCGGTTCTGGTTCATTAACAGCAGGTTCAGTAACACTGACAGATGCTCTTATTGGAACAGCAACAACAAGCGTAAGCACAACAAGTGCAACAGTAGTTGATACATGGTCAGCAACAACATACAGCACAGCAAAGTATATTGTTCAAATGAAGAACGGTAATGACATTGAAGTTCTAGAAGTATTAGTAACTGTAGATGCAAACAATAACGTTTACTTGACAGAGTACGCAGATGTAATCAGCAATGCTCAAATTGGAACAACAGATGCTGACTTCTCAGGTGGTAACGTCCGCCTGTTAGTAACATCTACAAACGGTACTACAGTAAAGGTTCACAAGACGCTTATTGAAGCGTAATGTGGACTGAAGGGACAGTGAACTTCAGTGACGACTAATAATAAAGACTTTGTTGTAAGACAAGGACTTAAGGTTGCCACTGGAGTTACATTCCCTGATAACTCTGTACAGACTACAGCATTTACTGGAAGTGCAATTACTGTTGGCAGTACATTTCCAGTTAGCCCATCAAATGGTGCAATGCATTTAGATACAAATACAAATAGAATTTATTACTATTATTCTAGTACTTGGTCAGCAATGGCTAATTATGATGATACCGCTTCAGTTACAGATCACAATCACAATGCAGATGGTTTTGTTGAAGATGTTTATACATATCAGGGTAATGGTCCTGTTGGCCCATGGCTTGGAACATCCCTAGATGGTGGCTCACCAGCCACAACATCATTTACAATGGTTATAAGCGGCGGTGGAGCAGCATGACAAGTTCTGCTATAATTAAACATAATACGGAGGTTTGCTGTGTCAGTTAGAATTCAAATGCGTAGGGGTACAACCTCTGAATGGAACTCAGCCGACCCAATTCTTAATGAAGGAGAAATTGGGTATAACTCAACACTTACTTCTTTCAAAATTGGAGATGGCGAGTCTCTCTGGTCTGAACTAGATTATTATCAAGCAGCAGCAGATATTACTCCAAATGAAATTGGTGCAATTGCTTCTACAGAAAAGAATGCAGTAGATGGTGTTGCAGGTCTTGATGGA